CTACTTGGACAAAGGCGGCACATTGGTATAATTACTTTTATAAAACAAAGGACTATCAGCCTGATATTCTAAAATTTGCCAAAGAGCAAATGGGATATGACAATAAAAAATTGGCAGTCCTAAAAAGAGTTAAGGATTTTAGGTTTATGAAAGTAAACAAAAGAATCAAACTCTTCCATAGAGGCTTTCAATATAGTGATGCTGATATGGATTACATTAAAGACTTTATGGCAGAACGATATGCCGAAGGTTTAACTCTTAAGGCTATTGAGAAGAAAAAGAAAGCAAATATAGTTGTTATAACACCAGCTGAACGCACTCGTAGAAAAGTAATGGATACTATATACCATGACTTTGATTCTATTATAATAGAAGGTTGGTTAAATGGAGACTTTAAACAAAAGTTCTCTGCCTATAACAGATTTAAAATGCATGGACTGAAAGGTAATGCAATCAATATGTTTAAAGGTTTATTGGAAGATGAATATAATAACATCAAAGAAGCCTATGAACGCACCTGCGATCAGTGTGTAGAGGCTTATTCGCACTACACTAAACCAGAGAAGCGTATGATAATAAAACAGTTTGATGATATCTATGAAGATTTAGAAAAACTTCGCTCATCATATAAAGCAGCGCGCACTCCAAAGGCGAGAAAATATAAATCATCGGATGCCCAAGTGGCAAGGTTACAGTATTGTACTGAGGACCTTGATTCTAAGCTAACTTCAATCAATCCAATTATGATACCAGGTAAACATAAGTTATTTGTTTACAATAAGAAAACAAAGAAACTGATACAGTATGAAACATCATCTGCAACAGGCTTCGAAATCTCTGGTACATCAATTAAAAACTTTGATGAAACAAGTAAAAGTGCAACACTTAGAAAACCTGATGATGTATTACCAATGATACTCAATAAAACTGAAAAGCAAATTGAGAAAGTCTGGGATACACTTACAACCAAAATAACAAAACCAACAGGACGCATTAATGCTGAATGTATATTAATGAGGACATTTTAATGTTAACAGTAGGAGATATGTTCCCTGCCTTTTCACTGCAGGGAATTAATGAAAAAAATGAATTTGTGAAAGTGGATATACACGAAAGCTACACACCACTCAAAAAAGATTGGTCAGTAGTTTATTTTTATCCGAAGGACTTTACCTTTATCTGCCCAACAGAAATTGCAGGTATGGATATATTAACAGAACATGCAAATGTGGTTGGTATATCAGGGGACAATGAGTTCTGTAAACTGGCTTGGAAAGAGAGTAATAAGTTAATAGGTAATATTAATCATACTCTTGCAGCCGATTGTGGACTACAACTTGCTGATGAATTAGGTATTGTTGATAACGAGAATGGTGTATGCTATAGAGCAACATTTATCTTTGATCGCAATAGAACAATTCAACACGTATCAGTTAATGCACTTGATACAGGTAGAAATGCAAAAGAGGTTTTAAGAACATTACAAGCATTACAAGCAGGTGGTTTAACTGGCTGTGCATGGGACGAAGGCGATGACTTTGTCGGTTGAAATAGAAGGTAAAATTATGACCAAAAAGAGATTCTCTCTTGCGGTCGAGAAGCTAGTAGCATCACAACCTGGTGTGTCATACATAGATGCAGCAGTAGTTATCATAGAGGAAAGAGGTATGGATTATTCTAATCTAAAAAGGTTATTAACACCATCGCTGAAGGCCAAAATCGAAGAAGAAGCTTCTAGTTTGAATCTAATCAGAGGCGATAAAAAGAATAAACTGCCTCTATGATTGATCCATTTGAATCCTATAAACTATATAATGCATTAAAGTTACATTTTGAAACTGATTACGATGCAGTCAAATATAATTTTAAATCAAATGTTTCATCGCAATCATTCTTTAAACGCAGAGACAAATACTTCTTTGCAAAGATTGCAAAACATTATGAAAAGGATTTAAAGGGATACTATATTGCCAACTTCAAACACGGTGTCTCCTATGTAGGGGAAATGGTGAACGAAGTAGGCGAAAAGAATTATATCGAACATAAAAAAACACTTGAATCGCTCACGCGTGTGTTTCAAAATGATATAAATAAACTATCTGAACAAAAGATGGAATTTGATGACCTATTCAAATCAGAAGATGGTCAACACCCATTGATTGTTCAGTTATGGATGCAAGAGGAAATCACACTTGAAACTGTGGTCATTCTAAATTCCTTAATTGGGTTTATACCTCGTGAATCAAAGAAGATATCGGATACATTAATTTGGCCTGATATTAAAAGAAAGATCGAAAAGTATACACCCTTCGTAAACTTTGATAGTACTAAGTGCAAACTTATTATACTAAATGGGTTTACAAACATATGAAAATATGTTATAATATAATGTATAATGTGGATAATACAGAAAAGTCGCAAGGCTTAATACAACGCAATACAGGAGAAATACAATGTCATTTGCAAATCTAAAGAGCAAACGAGGCTCGTCTATCGACAAACTCGTACAAGCTGCAGAAGCAGTATCAACGAAACCATCCGCATCATCTTATGAAGATGATCGACTTTGGAAACCTACCAGAGATAAAGCAGGAAATGGTTATGCCGTAATTAGGTTCCTACCAGCCAACGAGGGTGAAGATCTTCCTTGGGTAAGGTATTGGGATCATGGGTTCAAAGGACCTAATGGATTATGGTATATCGAAAACTCTTTAACATCTATTGGACAGCAGGATCCAGTATCGGAGCATAACTCTGTACTTTGGAACTCAGGTAGAGACGAAGATAAAGCTATTGCAAGGGAACGCAAAAGAAGATTACACTATGTGTCTAATGTTCTAATCGTTTCTGATCCTTCTAATCCAGAGAATGAAGGAAAGGTCAAACTGTATAAGTTTGGTAAGAAAATCTTTGACAAAATCATGGAAGCTATGCAACCTGCTTTTGACGATGAAACACCTATCAATCCTTATGACTTCTGGGAAGGGGCTGACTTTAAAATCAAAATCAGAAAAGTAGAAGGCTGGGTGAACTATGATAAATCAGAGTTTGCTACCCAAAGTTCTTTATATGATGGCGATGAGCAAAGACTAGAGGAAGTGTATAACCAACTTCATAATTTGCAGGACTTCTTAGATCCTAAAAATTATAAAACATACGACGAGCTAAAAGCCAAACTCAATAGAGTATTGGGTGTCGATGCAGGAATTGCAGAGGCAGACCCATTTGAGGCTACTGCACCAGTGGCAGATGCTCCAACTATGGCGGAAGCTGATACTTCTTTCCCACCAGCTGAAGAGTCTTCATCAGAAGATGATACTCTTAGTTATTTTGCTAAATTAGCAAAAGAAAGTTAATTTTAATTAATTTGGAAAGGGACTCGAAAGGGTCCCTTTTTTTTATCTGTTAGAAAGTCCTTCAGCGATAGCATCTGGGGCATTCATATTACCCACTATAATTGTATCACCTGCTCTATTAGAGGTATTACTTGATGTTACAGCATTTACAATATCAGCTGTGGTTGTTGATGCAGCTCTTTCCTCTGATTTTAAATCTGTTGAAGCCTGATTTAGATTTTCACCTTGTTCTGCAGCTGCAGCTTTAGTTTCTCTATTTGCTACTGCTTCATCTACACCAGTATCCATTTTAATTCCGTCTTTAAATGACCTAATACCTGCAGCAATATCATCACCTTTAAATGGTATTTTTTCTGCTAATTTGGCCAAGCCTTCTAATAATAATCTAATTGGAGCAGTTATTGTATTGAATATTGTACCAACTAGAACTTTAAGCATTCTACCAAAGTCAAACGATCCTGTTTCATCATGCATGGCATCAAAGAAACCTAATACAGTATTTTTAATTTTATCAAATAAACCAGCTATCATTTCTGCAAAACTAAATGATTTAAGAGTTTCAGCGAAGTTTTCAAAACCAAGTTTACCTGCAACCCAGGCAATACCAGATTTTAATAGATCAAGTGGAATACCGACAAGTCCAACAACAGCACCTTTAATACCACCGATGACTCCAGCAAATACCTTAGCTGCAAGGCCACCCTCTTGTTTAGTGAATCCATCAATGGATCCTTTAATCGCATCCACTGCTGTCATTAAAATAGTAAGAGGTAGGAATAATCGTCCTAGTGTACGACCAATTCCTTGGAACACAGTGAATGTACTCTTTAAAAAACCACCTAATGTTTTTAATACACCACCTGCACTTTTAGCACCTTTACCAGTAGCTTTTG